CTCAGATTTAGCGCGGCGTAGAGAGTTACCCATCTACGCCACCAATCGGTCGTTAACTTCGACCGACCCGGATCATGATAGTCCCAACAGGGGGCTACCGCGAAACGGTGTAATTTGTAGTAGACGTCTCTCATCCTAAATGAGATTCGTCCCTTCCTAAGGTTCCCGCTGACCGCACTTAGTAGTATCCCAGGCGGGTTATTTCTAACCTTACGAGATATGTTAGGGCGGTCCCCAACGCTCAGGAGTGATAAGTGACGACCTCGGGGCATATATCTAGAATAGATTATGCTTCCTTGGAGTCTCTTACTGCTCCGTCTATTGGTAAGCATTTCAAGCGGTACTTTAACTCCGGCATCATCCATTTCCCAAGGAGGGACCGGTAAAAACTTCACCGACCCAACTAAGTAGTGGATGGTATCCTCGAGTAGTATCGAATGATTTGCAGACCAAACGTTGAGTCTGTTGATCAGCGAGTAACGCTCCTGCATGGTATCAATGTGGGTGCAATAAACACCACGAACATTGACACCTGAGAAGAAGTCTTCTCCGCAGGATTCTCTGAACGGTCCTTCGTTGAAACTTTTGTCGTCATTGACAAGGAAACCAATACGTCTAAGGACAGATAACACCAAATCGTAAGCCTCACGGCGAACGATGATGTCATCACCAAAGACGGAGTAGTTTCCTAGCTATTCACCTTTTGGGTGAATCGGAGTAATACCAATTGCTCGGTAGACTCCGACGACGACGCAAGCGAAGAGAATCGTCTGTAAGGGAAATGTAAAAGCATTCCCCATAGACGACACCATATGTAGCTCGGCCGAACTCCCGTTAGGAAGTTCAACTCGAGGGCTCCGCGTCAACATTAACCAAGAAAGAACATCTCTTGGCATAATGCGACGAAGGAGACCTAGAGATATCGAGTCTGAAGCAGACGAAAGGTCTATGGTTCCAAAAGAACCATTTTCAGATCCGATACGAGCAAGCTGGCGGTTCTTAGAAGGCTGAATTGCGAGGTCTATACCAAACCTCTCCTTCAGACGATCTTCGAACACACTAGCAATGCCCTTCTGAAATAACATATTCAGAAGGGGCTCGGTACATATGGTCCGGCTTATTTCAGAGGTTTTAGGAACAAAACTTAACTTGTTGCCTTGCACTAAAACGAAGTCCCCATAATGGTTAGACCGGATCTTCTCGGTCTCATTCCACAGGGTGTACTTTGTCGTGATAGCCTTATAGAGGCTATACAGTGACCTCGAAGTTCCAGACAAAGGTGAACTCGCTATCTTATGATAGAAAGAATCACCGGTGGCTTTGAGAGAGGCCCCTGGGCCAACAGCTATCCCAGCAGATACATCGTATCCACTGAGAAGACAGGTGTCCCAGTCATAGCGGAAGAAGTCGTAAAAACATCCGCTAAACTCACCAAGACAGATTTCCTCTATCTCGGTGATGCGGTCTCGATCAAAGTCAAGGAAGCGCGAGCATCGCTCGTTGGCTTCCAGGAACTTCTGCAGCGCCTTACTATCGGCTGTCTTGGATTTAATTCCTTCGAACTTCTTAAGAATCGAAGAACGAAGAGCCAAGGCTGCATACTCCTTTGTACTAATACCGGGCCAAGGTTCGATCTTGAGATTCTCATCTACAAGATCGTTCCAAGGAACGGTAGGTAGTACGTTGGAGAGATCACTTGCAAGGTGAAGAAAAAGAGCGTGAGAGCTAATGCCCATCAGCCTACTCCTCAAGTGAACGTTCAGCTAGGGAATAAAGACCCTAGCAAGCAGCGATTAAATTATGCCGGACACACCGGTATCACCGATCCCAGCACTTTGCTGAGAAAGGCTACCGATATGCATCGACAACGCTGCACGAATGTTCGCCGCATCCGCTGTATCTGCTCCAGCCGGAACTTCGATCACCGTTCTGATGATCAAAGTCTGGAAGGGTTGACCTGCGAGGGGAAGAACCCCTTTTCGGGTCAAGCAGGTATAGACGTTGCGTGGAACCGAAGCAATGAGCCCAGTCGTGGGATTCGGCTTACCAAGGGCCTTAAAGACCTTTGGACGGCTGAAAGTCACGGTGAAGGGCGCAGCCACAGAATGGGTAATTACTCCCGTCTGTGTTCCGCCTAGGGCAGTAACGGCGTATTGTTTACCGTTAATGTCCGGGGCGACATCGGCACCATGAGTGTAGGTTGGACTGGTAAAACCAGTTTGGGCTGCTCCCGTAACAGGAGTAGTTAGGGCAAAAGACATTTTGCTATCCTGTGGCCAGATAGTTATAGGCCAAAATACAACAGGTTAAAAGAAAGGTGTAACACGTCTATTGGATGAGAAGAGGGCCCATAAGTTCAGAAACTGAACATTTGACCCCGGTAATCGAACTCGTAAGGTAGGTAAACCCACCGAAGAGATCTTTGACCTCTCAACCCTAGTGCGCGTCCAAAGGACCTCGCCCATCTCGCCACCACAATCGGCAAAATTAATACCACCGAAGGAATACTGTTGCTTGGTTTTCGCCTTATTGATCGGTCCCTGTTGAGTCAAATAACTCATACCGGAATACCGAGCAGTTAAGACGCCCCAGTTTACAGTAGCCTCCGAGGTAGCGTTTGCCGATAATACTTCCCCAATATTGGAGAAGTAATCGATGAAGAACGACCAGGGAAGAAGTTCCCAGGCCGTCGGTATGAACTCATCCCAGCGAAAGCCGAATGAGTCCATAGCCCGTCCTATTGCATCATCAGGGCCAGTTTTAGTAGCTCTTACTGATGCGATGTATCGTACGGTACAGCTTTGTGTACGTCGTGTCTGGTAATTAAACCAAATACGATTTCCATAGAGCTCCCCGTACTGTGCACCTAGGTCGGCTTCTACTTTGCCCGAAGCTTGTATACGTTGATGCTCTTCCTTTCGGAGAAGTACTCTGTAGGCCTCAAGCCCACTTTGGATATCGCCAATTAGAGGAGCCCAACCAAACGAGTATTCGAGCCAAGTATCCTGCAGTACTCTGCGCCTTTGCTTCTTGCCGGGATTACGTGCTCTTCTTGTACTGAGCACGTCAAAATAACCCGTCAAGCCGCGGCGTAAAGCATAAGCAGGGTGGCGAATCATATGAACTGCTTCACGCAGTTCACCAAGGAAGGTAGGACCAGAAACCTGGACCTGAGCCTTCCTAAGCTTACGATAGTAAGCTGACCGGGCTTGGTTGTCTGCGGCCGTGAACAAAGAAGTGTTCCAGATTACGGGGACGGCAGAAGTTGCCCAAAATCCCCCGTAAGCTTCATCTCGAGCAGCCCTCAGGTTGAGTGAGTTAACACCAGTTACCCACGCATCCATAGGTTTGCTCTTGAAGGTATGCTTTTCACCAATAAAACTGGTGGTAGCATCGGAACCCGACTCGATGAGCTCACGCCAATTTCGTAAAGACGACCCTTGTCTCAAATTAGTACCGGTAAGAGGCCAGTGCCCCACTGAAGGGGTACTGAACCCATTATTGGCATTAATAGTGACTAAGGGAACGTCATACTGAGTTGGATGAGTTTCGTTCAAGTCAGTTCTCCTTGTTATCACAGCGCGGCGTGACATAGCCGCGAAGGGCCCCAAGAAGTAACGCCAATCTGACTTCAGAGATGCAAAAGTTCCACGAATGAAAGAAAGGCTCCTTTCTGAAGAGGCCGCATACGCGATGAGATCCTTCGTCTTCAAACGAAGGGGCACCGCGTCGCGCGTCCTCGAGGTCTAGAGCCAATTCGATCTTCCGAAGAACCAGAGCATCAAATGCAGAAAC